GTCTTCCAGGTTCAGCTTGCGGCCAAGAAGGAGCTTAAGGCTAAGGATGAGACTCGCTTCGCTGGTGCTAAGCCCTTGCAGACGTTAATCACTGCTCATGATTACATCTTGCATCGGATGGGTTGGGTGGCACGTTACATCACCAAGAAGATCTTGGCCATGCTGCCCGCTCACATAATGCTCTATCTCACTAAGTCACCCTCTGATTTAGATGCATTTGTTAAGCGCTTCTGGAAAGCTGGTGTCTCCTCCTGGAACGACTTCACCGCGTTTGACCAAGGTCAGGACGCTTCCTTCCTCGCCATGGAGGTCCGTCTCATGGAACAACTCTCTATTCCGGCTTCCGAAATTGCCTTCTACATTCATTTAAAAACACACACATTTTCAAACTTAGGCTCTTTCTCAATTATGCGCTTCACCGGAGAAGTGTTTACATTCATTTTCAACACTTTGGCCAACATGGCTATTTCTAACTTACGTTTCGTCCTGGATCGTTCCTCCAAGCCCCTTTGCTTTGGTGGCGACGATTCTTGCTTTAATTATCTCCCTTCTGAACGTTTGGGTTGGTCACTCCTTTCCCCTCACCTCACGCTTCAGTTTAAATTTGAGTCTGGTACTCGTCCTTCTTTCGTTTCTTGGTTTCTCACTCCTTTCGGTATTTATAAGTCCCCTCTCCTTCTGTGGACTCGTCTCCGTGCTCGTATCGCTGTTGGAAAACTCAATGAGGTTCTTTACTCTTACCTTTATGAGTTCTCCTTCGGTTACCGAATGTCCGATCGGTTGTACGACTACCTCTCTGAGGACGAGATGGACGCACATTCCCTGACGTCTCGCTTCTTTTCAAGGCAGAAGCGCTTGCCGAAGGGTTTACTTTATGCAGGTTTGGACCATGAACTTGCCTCCCCGCGTTGGGCTGATTTGTATTCTGCTCCTGCTGCCTCCCTTCAGCAGCAGTTGCAGGACACTCCTCACTTTCGCATTTCCCATTTACTTAATAATATTTTCTCCGGGCTGGTTCCCTCTTCTGTCGACGTTGTTTTCTCCAACGATGACTCCGCCGTCTCATCCTCTCCTTTTTACGATGATGACGATTAGGGTTTCGTGTTACACTTTTAACGCGAATCCGTTTTGTAATTTTGAACCTTTCTCCTTCCTCTCAATCATGTCCGCCAACATCACTGCGACCGGCTCCATTACGAAGGCTTTGCCTTCTATCCCCCTTTCTACCGTTGCTACTTGGGGTGAGATCGCCAACTTGTATTCCGATCCTGGTTACAAGAGGTGCTTTCTGCACATCTCCTCAGGTGCGACGGCTACCCCTCGCACGTACATAAGTTCTCTCAACGCCCTTCCTGGTGTTGCTACATGGTTGGAGTCTTGTTATTATCTCGATGTCGAGAAAATATTCGTCGAGACGTTCTCTCCTGAGGACGCCTCCGTCTTGATGGTGGGTTTGACGCCCAATCAAGCTTTAACTTCGGCCACAGCTGCCGATATATTTAAATTCACGACTCACGTTGCTACCCGTGGCTCGTCGTTGACTCCCGGGTCGAACATTGCCGAGCTTCCCTTTTACCAGGGTTTGTCTCGGCAGTTGTCCCCGACTCCCGTCGACGGCATCATGCCTAAGTTGGCAATTTCTTACTCATCCCCGACCGCCAAG